ACTTTCGACGGCAAAATAGCAAGCGTGAAAATATGGAATTATGTACGCACAGAAAAGCAACGATTAGCATCTTATAACGGCACATCTGACAAATACAAAGAATTAAACGGCAAAGTATACGCAACTAAATTTATAGAACTTCCATAAAGGAGGATTACATGAGAAAATATGAAACTTGGATTTGGTTTGTTATATCGGTCATTCTGATTCTATTCTATGCAACGACATCGGAAGCTGGTAAATACAGTACTGTGATTGTCGGAGTTGCCCCGCAAGGCACTATATACGCCAGTGCTGAGTCTTTGTATACTGATGATGACCTTAGCGTGATTATTCGATAGCGGATGAAATAAGGATACTACAGACAACAAAAGATGATAGTCTTAATTCTTATGATGAGCAATTTACCATTGCCAGTATTACATCGGCATATATTGAACTTGACGCTCTATGGTATCATCCGACAACCACAACCGCAATAGTTGTGCCAGCGGGGAAAGAAATAGTTGTATTTGCAGATGATCATACGATTGATTTTTCTATTGATGATGGTGAGGTTATATCTTCAGATACATTTACAGAACATATTCATATTCCAGCATCAGAACTTGGCAGAAATGTTACTAATCCTCCTATAGTAAACAGTTATGGAATATGTAAAGTGGCCGAGTTTACTGTAGATACTGACAAGGTTAAGTATAAATGGTTAGTTCCAACCAACTATGCGTCTGGGGATATTACTGTACATGTAAATTGGACACGAAGCACGACCGGAGATGATGAAAGTGCAGAAACAGTCAAATGGCAAATAAAAAATCTTGCTATAAATGGTACGTCCGAAGAGGTTGCGACTGGTGAAAATACTGATGCTGTACAGGATGCTTATACATCAAGTTCGACAACTGATAAAATTGGTTATGAAACAGATCCCATAACTATTGCTGCGGCCGAGTTCGCTATAGGCGAAATAATACTTTTTGAAATCATGGCGGTAACAGTTGATTCAGGGACGCCATTAACAGAACCAGCTTTGATTAGCTTAGGATTTACTTATACCGCCTATAAGGTAGCACCATAAAAGGTAGTACAATAAGATGAATGAAAAGCAGATAAAAGAACTCGAAGATGCGCATAGGCTTTGCCTTATAATGCGAGAGGATTTGAAAGCCAAAGTTTTGGTCGGCGCATATTTTATTGACCTTATTGAAGATATTAAAAAACATATAGAAAAAACTATGAGTTTTGAAACTAACAAGGAAGGAAAGTAAGATGACTGATTTTAGCACTCAAATTAAAACTGCACTCAAGGCAGCAGGTTTAGGCGAGGACTTATTTGACCAGATCAAGGTTGAAAAAGAGGAGGATATTGGTGGAGCGGTTGATACGCTCAAAAAAGAGATAGAAGATTTAAAAACTCTATCCGGTGAAGAATTTTTAAAGGCGGTTGACAAAGCCGGTTTATCCGAACCTCTCAAAAAATATATTGCAAGTGAAGCTGACAGGCGGATTACTAAAGCCCTAAAAACTCACGATGACAAATTAGCAAAAGACGCTCAAGATGTCAAAGATAAATTAGTAGAGGATGATAAGAATAAAAGTTTAACAACTGACCAAAAAGAGATAGCCAGTTTACATGCTAAAAACAAAGAACTAGATGAAAAAATTAATAGTATCTTGCAAAAGACTTCAGAGGGAGATATTTCCAGCACTATCTCTAAGGCATTAAAAGAGGCTAACCTCGATGAAGGATTTGCAAAAAATATAAGTGTTAAAACTGTCGAAGAAGTTGGGGATGCTGTGAAAGACTTATCGGAAAGGATTTTATCAGGTCAACAACAAAAAATTGACAAAATACTTGAAGAGGCTGGTGTTCCGGCCAATGGGAAGGGGCGCACGTCTACTCAAACAGAAGCTGCAATTGCCAATTTTGCCGAAAATAAAAATAAAGGTGAAGGCGGAGGGGGCATTATAGCTCAACAAAATGAAACAAAAAAGTAAGGAGTATTTAATATGGGTTTAAATGTAACATCAGAAAATGATACGCAATACAACCCGGTGTTCAAACTGATTTTAGAAGATATGCCTGGCGGTGTAATGCTGTTAACAGATAGAATTCCTGCGGCTACATATGAAATAAAAGCAGGGGCACTGTTACATGCTATTATTAGCACTATCGGGGGTACTCTTGCAAGCACCGGGGAGTATAGGCTCGTTAAAACCGCGAAGGTAGCTGTTGGTATGGCTACTGAAGCTGTAATGACACTTGCTGTTTATACTAATCAAGAGTTTAAAGCTGGTGAATTGATTGGAAAACAGGGAGCTTATACCGCATGTTCAATTTACTCGATCACAAAAGGTGCAACTACAGATCACATGGTACTCGTCGATGGCGGTGCTTTGGGTCTTGGTGGTACAGGATGTGGCGTGGGTGTAATTCTCGAAGAAAAAAGCGGATTAACTGCCACAAGTCAAAAATATGCCGCCAGTGTAGTTTTGAGGCAAACTGTGCAGGTTAGGGAGACCGATCTCACTACCCTTGCGAATGTAGCTTGTGGTGCTGTTGTACGTGGTACGGTGAATGAATCAGAAGCCCCATACTTCGTTACAACCGATGATAAAACTGCTCTTACAGATAGAATAAGGTGGGCATAATCATGGAAAGAACGATTCTCACTGAAGTAACTGCAAAAAACTTACTCACCTATGTTAGTAAGAGAGTTTATGATAAATATTATTGGCAAGATTTATTTCCACTCAAGTCCTGGCCTTTTCTGTCATACGAAGCAATTATTGGAAATAAGGGTGCTCCTGTAGCTGCCGATGTAACTGCTTACGATGTAAGTGCTCCGCTTAAAACACGGAAGGTAGTCAGTAAGATTGCTGGGGATATTCCTGCAATTCGAGTTAAACGCTCTATGACAGAGTCCAATATCAATTTGTATAATATCATAAAGAATGGGGCAGCCCCAGATATGGACGCAGTTCTAAGTCTGATTTATGATGATGTAGACTTTGTAGTTGAGGCTGTTCTTGCCAGAATGGAATTTTTAGCACTACGTTTGATTTCTAGTGGTAAGATATTATTGGACAGAACTGAAAATGCAGGCATAGTAACTGATACTGCTGTGGATTACGGTGCTTCATATACTACGGGGGCGGCTGTTATTTGGAGTGCGGCAGTTAATACTACTACTCCAATAACTGATATTGATACTATAGTTCGTGCAGGAATAGCACTTGGTGTCAAATACAAGTATCTTCTTATGGATCGACAATCGTGGACTTATTTCAGAACATCTGATGAGACCAAAAAAGCTCTAGTACCTTATACTATTGCTGGTGTTCTTGACAAGAGAATAAAAGCTACAATTACCTTGGGTATGGTAAATCAGGCTCTTAAAGATATGGAATATCCTCAGATTGTTGTTGTAGATCAGTCGATTGTTACTGAGACAGAAGATCATGACCAAGTCACTCAGAATCCATTTTATGCTGGACATATATGTTTCTTAGAGGATTTACCTATAGGGAATATGTTACACGGACCTATAGCAGAAGAGACAAACCCTCCGAAACAAGTAGTTCAGGCGAAACATGGAAATGTTCTTGTATCGAAATGGAGAACTGTTGATCCAGTAGTTGAATGGACAAAGGGAGAATCCAATGTCTTCCCTATTTGGCCATTGATTGATCGCTGTTATCTACTTGATACTTTAAATGCTTCTACATGGACTGATCCTACTTAATATTTTCTCGTACCATAATGAGTGGGGGGCAATTCGCAAGCCCCTCACTTATAAAATCGAGGTTTAGCATGACCAACACAGAAGCATTACAGGCAATGACTGAATATTCCAATGATAATCTATTGGCAAAAATCTTAGCAGATCATAGTCTGACTCCAGGGGGAACTTATAGTGACCAGGAGGCAATAGACCTTTGTGCTGCTGATTTATATTTCACTTTAGCCGCTCATCCAGAGTTAAAGGAAGGCTCATTGCTGATAAAATACAATGCACAGCAACTTCGTGCTATGAGGAAAGAGATACTTCGTAAATATAATGAACATTCCGATAATATTGACGGGACAGCATTATGGTGAAACATTATCCACATACCGGCACCTTATCTTATGTTGCTGCTGGAACTTTTAACTCAATAGGGATATGGACAGAAGGTACGCTCACTACTATCGGAATTGTTTGTAATATCCAAGTTTCAGGAAGGCAATTGCCTGTTGTAAGTGATGATGGGGTTATTATTCCATATGGTTGGCTTATCTTTTGCGAACCTGATACGGGATTCTCCAGCGTACCTGATGCAGCAAATCTCAATTTTTTCGATAAGGATCATGTAATAAAACATTTATTCGAATATCAAACTCATGTGGAGATTAAATGTTAAATCCGATGTTCTCTATGGGAAACATTAATCAACGAGTTGACAACTTTGTCATTTTCAAAGAGGAACGGATACGTTTAGCACTCCATTATGTTGGTGTAGATTTCATGGATAGGGCAAAGGAGAACCTCCCAAGAAGATTGGGAGGTACAAGTTTTGAGGATCATACTGGTAATCTTCGTAGT